AGCAGCCGTCGTCGGCGCCGCTGATACTGCGGACCGTACGGGCTACCGGTCCGCGGCATTCCGCCCCGATCGACGACGGACGGCGACGATCGGCCAGGATCCGGCCCGAATCAGCCCGAATTGCATCCAGGGAGAGAGAGGCGCCGGGACGACATCCCGGGGGAGGTGACCCCAAAAAAACCGACCCGTCCTGCGCGCCCCACCAAACGTCACTCCGCCACCTCGGTCTTGGCGCGCCGGGACCGATGAGCAGCAGCGATCGCACCGGCCATCGCCGGCGACACCACCCCTCGAGCAACCTCGTCATCGACGATCAGCTGGCACGGCGCGCACCGTGTCCTGCCGACCTCGGCCGGCTGATGCTTGCAGCGCAGACATGGCGATGCCGGTAGTCCGGGGTGGCGGCGTCGGTCGGCCATCTCGACCCGGGTCCGCAGTGTGGCGAACGTCGGCAGTTTCTCGCTGATCCGGAACAGTTCGGTGACGGCTTCGAAGGTGTCGTCGAAGTCGAGCTCCTGGAGCATCTCGAGCCAGAGGTCGACCTTGGTGGCGTCCCATCGGTCGGGCCATCCGGCGTCGAGTCGGACGATGATGTCGGCGGCCTGCTCGGCGGTCATGGCTCGATCTCGATGGGGCTGTGATCGTGACACTCGGGGTCGATGCATTGGCGAGCGGTCATCGCGTCGAGTGTTCCAAGACCACCGCAGCCCGAGCACAGAGCCAGACGATCGAGCACGATGTGGAAGGTCTCACCATCTCCGAGACACATCGGGCACAGACCGAACCTGATGGCTTCGCTCGGTGTCGCCGGCGTGCCGCTCATCTGTCGCCCTCGCAGCCACGGCGGAACGTGGCGAGCTCGGGGTCCCAGGCGTAGACGCAGCCCATGGCGTCGAGCAGCGAGTCGAAAGGCGAGTCGCCGGGGTTGTCATCGAAGATCGTCAGCTGGTGGCAGTGGGTGCAGGTGCCGCCGTCGATGAGTTGTTCGCAGAGGCGCATGACGGCCTTGACTGGATTGAGCGCGGCGCCGGCCTCGCCTCCCCGGTCGTAGCCGGCCGCGGCGTACCAGACGGTCGGCTCGCCATCGTCGGGATCGCTGTAGCCGACGCGGAAATTCTTGGCTCCGGTGCGGCCGATGAGAGCGACGCCGGCCATGAACTTCGGGTCGAGCGCGAAATTGTTGTCGGTCATGGTCGAGCCTTCCTGATGTCGACGATTGACATGCCAAACACGGCGCGAGCGATGTCATTTCGTGACGCGTTTGGGTGCGCGGTTGTGTACTCGTTGAGCGCGTCGTTGTACTCGCCGGGGATGTCTTGCATCAGCGTCCGTCGATAGGCGTCGGGTTTCCGCGGCTGGTCACGGTCGACCTTGTAGGCGATGAACAGGGCTAATGCATCTTCCGCAGCAGCAGCAGCGTCGCCATTGAGGCTCGCCGCGGTGGACATGTCCGCAGCTGCTGCTGCTGTGGTTTTGGGCTTGGGCTTGGGCTTGGGCTTGGGGGGCCCGTCGCTAACGCCGTTACGGTTGCCGTGAGCCTCCTTCCATCGGCGTTGACGCTCAGCAGTAGTGACACGTTGGGCACGGACTCGATCCGCGGACCACTGGTCCGCCCATGGAATCAAGAGTCCGCCCGGGGCGACGTGCCGCCAGAGGCCGGCGTCGATGGCCCGCTCGATCTCGCGACGTGTCCCGTAGGCGAGGGCCACGTCGATCGGCACGAAGCCGTCGAGCAGGTAGTTAGCTGAGTAGGCGCCGCACCGGATCCACAGCCCAACCGCGGCATTGCCTGCCTTCAGCACAGTTGGGTGGTTGTGGAACTGGTCGTCGACGCGGAAGTACGGCATGGGTTCACAGGGCCCAGGGGGCCCAGCCGTCGAGCTGGTAGAGGGCGAACGCCGCTTGGGCGTTGGTTCGGGCGTCGAGCAGCTCGGCCGGTTGTGTGATACCGAGATCGCTTGTAAGCCACAAGTGGTGGGCTCGCCAGTGGATCTGGAACAGCCCGAAGCAGCATGCGTTGCGGGCGGTCGGCACCAGCCGGCTTTCGCGGGTGGCGATCGCTAGGGCGTGGTCCTCGAGGTCGTCGGGCCACACGTCGCGGATGATCCCCTCGACGGTGTCGGCAGCGGGTGCCGGCGGTGGATCCAACCGCACCGCCGGCACCGACGCTGTCGGGGGCAACCGATCGAGACCGAGTGAAGCGAGCACCGCGGGGCCGACGATGCCGTCGACGGTGAGCCCGTTGGCACGTTGCCAGTGGCGGATGGCCCGCTCGGCCCGGGCCGGGGTGTTGATCGTGTACCCGAAGCGGTGCAGCTGGTCGAGGGCGCGCAGCGTGTCGCCGGTGTCCGCTATCTTCGTGGGGCTCGGTCGGGCGACTGTCGGTCGGGTTTGGGCGTTGACCGCGGTGGTCGCCTGGTCTGGGACGGCGATGGTGACCACCGCGGTCGCGATCATGATCGCTGCCGTCGCCGGCCGCAGAGCACGCCGGAGTGAGGAGCGTGCCTGCGGCCCTGGCGTCGGAGCCCGTGGGTGCAGTGGCTCGCGAATCACTCGCCCTCGAATGGCAGCACGATCTTGCCGGTGCGCTGCTCGTACACCTTGCGGAGCATCTTGTCGACCTTCTCGCCGTCGACGCCGTTGATCGCCTCGAGGTGCAGCAGCACGGTCTTGACGCACCGCGGGTCATCCTCGTCGTGGGGTCGCTCTTCGATGGTGTCGGCGCGCAGCAGACCGATGACGACGAGGACGTTGTCGGGGTCGGCGGCGAGCGATCCCTCGAGGTGGGCGAGTCCGTTGGTGTCGCCTTTGGGCAGTTTGGCGCGGACGGTGACGCTCATCGGTTCTCCTTGACGTAGTTGGGATGCTGGCCGGCCAGGTGCCGGGTGACGTTGACGAATGACCGTTTGCAGCACGGGCAGATCCCCTTGGCGGCGCGGCGGCGTTGTCGGGCGGCCTCTCGTTCAGCGGCTTGCAGCTGGTCTCGGGTGGCGACGAGTTGGGTTTTGGCTTCGTCGAGCGCGCGCTGCAGCCGGATCGCTTGGCCTTCGCCGGCACGGATCCACATGTGGCCGAGCGGGCAGTAGATGTCGGTCTGGCGTTCACCATCGCGGAACTGGCGGCGCTGCATCTCGACGAGCTCGGTCGGCACCGCGTGATGGATCCCGCACCAGCAGACCTCGACGCTCAGTTGGCCGGTGTAAGTGAGCGTCACGACCAGCCTCCGCCGAAGACGATGAACGCGGTGACGATCGCCAACGCGCACAGACCCAGCACGACGAGGTCCATCGCCGGCTTGACCGCCCACCAGACCAGCTCGACCGGGCTAGTCACCGTTCACCGTCCGCAGATCGGGGTTGGTGATCACCGACAGGCAGCGGGTCCGCCACCGCTCGGTCTCGGCGCGGTCGCACTCGACGAGCTCGCAGTGGATCGGCACCGGCACGTCCGGTGTCGTCAGGGTGATCGTCAGCCGGCCGTGGTCGCCGGCGCGGACCACTTGGCACAGGTAGGTGCCAGCTTCTATGCGTTGCTCACGCCAGACCACATCGGTGGCGTTCATAGGTCCTCCTTGTCGTCGTATCGGGATCGTTCGTACATGTCGTCGCCGATGTCGATCTGGGCCTGGTCGTCATCGGCGTCGCGCGGGCGCGGGGTGCGGATCTCGGTGGCGGCGGTGATGCCGGTGAGCAACAGCCGGCTGCGGCCGCGGTAGCCCGGCGGGCCGACCTCGATCACGACGCCTTTCGGGTTGTCGCGCACGTCGATGATCATCGAGTTGATGTAGCGGCGCAGGAACCACACCGGTTCGCTCCTCATGGCCCCTCCTCGACGGGTTCGCGGGTCAGCTCGAGCTGCTCGCCCTCGGGCTCGCCGGCGTCGGCTTCGAAGCTGGTCAGGGTGACCGCCTCGTCGGGTTCCCAGGCGCGGCCCTCGATCGCCGCTGTCTCCTCCGGGGTGTACAGCCCGCCGATGATGTCGGCGAACAGGGCACGGCACAGCTCCGAGGTGGCTCGGGCGAGCAGCATGCTGCGCGGGTACTTGACCCACGCCGGGTTGCCGGTCAGCTTGGCGCGTTGGGCGTCACCGATGGTCCAGGTCACTTTGGCGTTGGCGCCGGTGTCGTTGCGGCGGCCGGCGAGGGTGACGCGATCCTGGCGTGACTCAACGACATCGATGCGATGGCCGGCACGGTTGACCAGGGCGCGCATCAGCTCCGCCGACGCCGCGGGGCGGCCCTCGATGACGTGGACCATGCGCAGCGACTGCATCGGACCGAGACCGAGCTCGTCGCCGGTGAGGATGCACGCCAGCACCGACGCCGGATCACCGCGTAACGCTGATGGTACGAAGGGGGTGTGATGGATACGGCGGGCGAGCCGCCACGCCGCGACCCACGATGTGGGGATGTCGGCGGCGATCTGGGCGTCGCTGTCGACGACGGCCGGCACGGCTGGTTCGTCGACGGTGGTGGGGGGCATCGGCTCGTTGGCTAGCCGCACCCCACCACCGTCGGCCTCGGTGTCGCTCATGGCAGGGTCTCCTGGTCGAACAGCAGCGGATCGCCGTGGGCGACGTAGGTGGTCGGTTTGCCGAGCGGGGCGGCGTCGGCGAGTTGCTGCACGAACTCGTCGAGCTCGTCGGGGACCCACACCAGCCGGTAGTCGGCGCCGGCGGCGCGCAGGGCGTCGGCCCACGCCAGTTGGGGCGGGGCGAGGGTGTTCGGTTTGCGTTTCAGTTCGATGAACCACACCAGCCGGGCGATCGCGTGCACGAGGACGAGGTCGGGGAACCCTTGGTCGCCTTGCAGGGCGGTGCGCCAGCGGCCGGCCGAGTTTTGCGCCGGCCGGTTGTGGTAGACGAACCAGCCGCCGAGCCGGGCGGCTTCGACGACGGTGCGTTGGCATTGCGCTTCGGTTGCTCTCACGGTCACGGATCCCCCCAAACGGTGAGATGGGTTGGTGCTGTGGCCTTGTCGACGGCGCGGGCAGGATCGAGAGGCGCGCCGCCGACAGGGCCGGGGTAGGGCTTGTCGGTCAGTCGGCGGCGGCGTCGACGGTGTTGGCGTCGATGAAGGCCTGCAACTGGTCGGCGCGGATCATCACCCGCCGGCCGATCGACACGCTGCCGAGTTCGCCGCGGTGGATGCGGGTCTCGACCGTCTTGCGGTGGACGTCCAGGTGGGCGGCTACCTCGTCGATGGAGTAGAGCTTGACCGGTTCGGGGCCGCTCATCTGTCGCTCCTTTCCTCGCTGAATCCTTCAGATCAGCTATTTAGGTCGCTGTTCCTTGTGGATCGCAACCCCCCGAAATCCCCAGAGCCTTGTGGATTGTCGCGCTCTGCCTTGCCAGGTGTCAATAGACTCCCTCAGGTTCTTTCAGATTCCGTGGATAACTTTCGAGAAATTTCTTCTGTCGGTACCCTGCGGCGGCGATGACTGTCGACGACTTGCAGCCGATGACGCCGTTGGCGCGGGCGCTGCGGGAGGCGATGCAGAACCGGGGCCTGACGCCCGCCGATCTGATCCACGAGCTCGGCCAGCCCGAAGCCACCGTGCGCAACGTGATCGACGGTCGGGTTGCGCGCCCGAACAAGACGGTGCGCGACGCCATCGACCGCTACTTCGACGCGCCAGCGGCGACACTGGCGATCGCCGACGGGCGGATGACCGGCTACCCGAACAACCGGCTGAGCGAACTGGTGCAGCTCGCCCAGCCGTTGCCCGGCGACGCCGTCGAGCATCTCGTCGGGTTCCTGCGGGCGATCAGCTGACCCGCCGGCCGCGACGTCGAGCGGCCGGAGCCGAGTCGTCGATGAGGCGGTGGAACTCTTCGGCGGCGAGCTCTTCGCGTTCCATGCGGGTGTAGCGGTCGACCATGCGGATGCTCGACCAGCCGGCGATGGCCATCAGCGCCGGGTCGGAGCCGCCGCGGCGTTTGTGGCGCACGGCCATCGCCCGGCGGAATTCGTGGGCGCCGACCGGGCGGCCGAGGCGGGCCTGGGTGGCGCGGCGGCGGATCATCAGCTGGATCGAGTTGGGTCGCAGCCGCCGTTCGTCGTGGGTGTCGCCGCGCTCGGACAGGAACAGCGGGCCGGGTTCGTCGCCGCGGCGGCGCAGGTAGCGGTCGAAGGCGGCGACGGTTTCGCCGGCGAGGGGGACGCGGCGCACCTTGTTGGTCTTGGTGGTGAACGCCCGTGACCCGATCGTCACCGTCCCGGCGCGCAGATCGAGCGCCTCGAGGTCGAGGGCGCAGACCTCCGAGCGGCGCAGACCCGACCACCACAGCAGCGACAGGATCGCCTCGTCGCGGCGGCCGCCGGTGGTGCGCCGGTCGCAGCTGGCGACCAGCGCCCGGTACTCGCGTTCGTCGAGGACCTTGACCGGGGTCTCCGACACGGTCGGTGCCTTGACGCGGGCCATCGGGTTGCGGTCGGCTTCGCCTTCGTCGGCGAGCCAGTGGTGCAGGGCCCGCAGCATCCGCCAGTCGACCTGTCGGGTGGCGGCGGCGATCCCGGCGGCCTCGCGCTCGGCGAGGTACATCTCACAGTCGTCACGCGAGGCCTCGACGAGCTCGACACCGCGCTCGGTGAGCCAGCGGTGCCAGCGGTTGAGGACGCTGACGGCCGAGATTTCGGTGGTCGGAGCCCAGCGCATGCCGCGCAGAAATGAGCGGACGAGCGGGTGGGTGGCTGATGTGGGCATGGGAATCTCCTTGTCGGCGACCTTGCACGATGAGTGTCAGTCGTCGATTCCCCGGCCTCTCACAGCCCCGAATTATCGACTAAAACCCCGATCTACCTGGGGTTTGGAGCGGACGACGGGATTCGAACCCGCGACCCTCACCTTGGCAAGGCCAATTTGGTATTGGCTAGTGTCCCAAGGAGTCTACAAGGACTTATGCCCGTCTGGGCCCTCTCGACAGAGCACCTAAGGTGAGTGTCAGTTGCATCCAGCGATGGGAGGCATCGGTGAAGGTCCTCGGACGGTACGTTTGCGCAGTGGCGCTTGTCGCGCTGACCGCGTGTGGGAGCGGGGCGTCGAGCAGCTCGGACACGATCGCGGCGGCCGACACCCGTGCCCTATTCCAAACATGGGGAACCCTGTCGACGACGAGCCGGGCGATGACGTGCGGCGCCGATGATCGGCGGACCGTCATGATCACCTGGTGGCTGAAGCCCGACACGGAGTTCGACGCCAAGACGAATCGATGGGTCGGTCAGCCCTCTGATGCCGCCCTCGACGACTTCTTGGATGCCGTGTGCCCGACTGTGCAGACGACGTCGTGACGTCAGTCGTCGCGGTCTCGGCGTCGTTCGTCGCGTAGCACGGTGGAGATGACTCGCATGATCCGGATCGTGGCGACGGTCGCCAGTGCGGCGCCGATGATGAATGCGCCGGCGAGGTTGACGTTGTCCCAGTCGACGGCGAGCACGTGCGGTCAGATCGGGCCGACGCGTGCCGAGTATTCGGCGGCACCGGCGGCGAGCCACATGTGCCAGTACGACTCGGGCGGCGGCGTTTCGCGGCGTAGCGAGGCGAGCGGTCCGCCGGGCGCGATCTCGTCGCTCGAGACGGGTCGGACGGCGGAGCCGACCACGACCACGGTCCCGTCGTTCAGGAATGCTAGGTACATCTCGTCCTCCTCGGGCGGGTGCGGTGGCGGTGTGCTCGAGGCGCGGCGGGCGGCCTCGTGTTGGATGTCGGTGAGCGCCCAGGTGCCGGCGGTCGTGCTCGAGGCCGGCTGCCACGGTCCTTGGACCGCTGCGGCGACGGCGGGGTCGATCTTGCGGCCGGGTGTCCAGGCGGCGTGGCTGACGTTGTCGAGCGCCGGGTCGAGGCCGTAGGCGGCGGCGAGGGCGTTGGCGATCGTGAAGTAGGCGTCGATCTGCACCTGCGGCCAGGTCTCGCCGGTGCCGGCGTTGGCGGCCTCGATCGACACGGCGTGCGTGTTCATCTGGTCGACGGGAACCACCCCGCGCGAGGTGGTGTACGGCCCACCCTTGCCGTTGGTGTTGGTCGCTCCTGCGGCGCACACCCAGACCTCGCCGGTGCGGGCCAGGTACAGGTTGGCGACCGGGGCGTCGGGGCAGCCGTAGCAGATGTAACCGACGTCGTTCTCGGGTGTCGTCTGGCTGGCGGTGTGATGCCAGAGAATCGCCCAGGGCCGGTCGCCGTCGTAACCGCCCGAGCCGCGCGCCCGGGTTTCCCAGCCGTCGACAGCGATGACGTTGAGTCCTGCCGCCTCAAGGACCTCGACGAGCTCGACGAGATAGCGCTTAGTCACCGAGATCCCGGCCGATCACTCGTTCGCGGATGGTTGCCAGGTCGGCAGTGATGCGTTGGACGCGGGCCGCGATGTCGTCGCGGTGGTCGACAATCCATTCGACGCGGCGGCTGATGTTGCGGAGCTGCTCGAGGACGGAGTCGGTGGCGTCCCAGGCGTCGTCGGGGTCGTAGTCGCCGAAGTCGCTCATCGGACGAACGGTTCCCACGTCATTGCGGCGCCCCCGGGACCGGGCCGACGTCTTCGACCACGAGCCAGTTCGGGTAGGTGGACGCGCCGGGTATCGCGAAGGACGAACCGGATGCGGCGGCGGCCGACACCTTGACGGTGATCGAACCGGTGGCGGGTGTCATCAGGTGGCAGATCGACACGCCACCGATCGTGCCGGCGGCGACCCCGGTGTTGTTGCCCAACACGTTGCACTGATTGAGCGTGACGTTGTTGCCGTCACGGAGGTAGACGGTGCCACCGGCGGCACCCGGCGCGGCGAGCGTGTGGACGTTGACGCGATACACCCGAAACCCGAGCGCCGCGAACGTCACGGTCAAACCGGGCAGATCGACGATCGCTGTGCCGATCGCATTGACGTCGGCGACACGCGACGCATGCCCGATCCGGCCCCAGGGCATGTTCCACGGTTTGCGCCACGATGCCCCGTCGAACCATTCCGGGCCCTCGGTGTCGGTGTTGGTCTGCAGATAGCTGGCGGTGCCGCGTACCGGCGCCGGGAACGCGGTGGCGCGGGCCGCGGCGGTGGCGAACCGGTGCACGATGCGGGCGCTGGCTTCTTGTGCCCATTGCGACGCGATCGGCGAACCGGGCGCGGGGACGTCGGTCAGCTCGCCGATCTGTATCGGCGGGTTGGCCAACGGTTGCACACCGGCACCGGCGCGGGCCTCGAGTTCGGCGAGTCGGGCCTCGAGTTCATCGAGCGTTGTCATGGCGGCCTCTTTCAGTAGCCCCACACGGCGGCGGGATCGTTCCACGTCGAAACGGTTTGGTCCCACGACGGCGCGGCGATGTAGGCGATGGCGCGGGTCGTGATGATCGACCTGATCCAGTGTTCGGGTGTGATCGAGTCGGCGATCCCGATGAGGATCACGTCGACGACGAGTCGCAATGCTGCGCCGTTCGGGGTCCGGGTGTCGTGCAGCAGGCGCATTCGGTCACCGCGCCGCCAATCGAGCGCCGGCCAGTAGTTGTGCTGCGGGTCGTCGAGGTAGACGTCGGCCGAGTCGAGGGCCAGGCGTGGCTGCCACTGCTGGGCGACGAGCCACGCCGCGAGGGTGTCGCCTTCGGCCTGGGTGGTCCACTGCTGATCCTTTTCGGCGAACACCGTCCGACTCGGGCTTTGCGGGTTCGATGCGGTCGCTTTCAGCAGGGCGACGTTTTCGAGGATCACGGTCCCGGCGAGATGGTCGTCGGACGTCGAGATCACCGGATCCCACAACACGACCGGGGCGCTGCACACGTTGGTGCCGATCACCGGTACCACGGTCTGGTCGGTTCGGCCGACGCGCCACGTCCTGTCGACGGACACGACGGTCCCGTCGGCGTCGCCGTAGATCATTCCGCCGTCGCTGGCGGTGACGGTTTGCATCTCCTCGAGCGGCGCCTGGTCGGTCGCTTGGGCGGTGAGATGCACGACACCGGCCGCGAACCGTGTCCGGATCAGCGGGGCGACCGCCGATGTCATGATCGCGGCGAGGCGGACGTTGGGGAGATCGCCGCCGGCGCCAGGGGTGAAGGTCCCGATGGGTTGGGCGAGGTCGGCGAGGGCGTCGAATGCTTCGATGTCGACGGTCCCGTCGACACGTTCGTCGTAGCGCGAGATCCGCCCGGCGAACACCCACCATGAGGTGACGGTCCCGACACGGGTTTGCGCCCACACCCACAGCTGCAGACCGGCGCCGTAGTCGCCCGGTGAGCCGTCGACGTTGTACCGCGTCCACCGTCCGGAGGTGTTATCGAGCGTGATGCCGAGTTGGCCGGCGGGGATGTTGCCGTGCTCGTCGGGCGGGCCGTACGTCACGTCCAGACCGACGACGTCGCAGGTTGCGTCGGTCCACACCGGGTTGACGGTCGCCGCGTCCCACACCTTGCCGGCGGCGTCCCACACGGTGCCGTCATCCCACACATAGGGCGGGACCGGGACACGTTCCAGGGCGACGACGGGACGGACCGGCCAGTCGTTGATGATGTCGTCGGGGCTGAGGACGATCGACGTTGGCAGGGGCCGGTCAGCGACGCGCATAGCTCACGACCCC